TTTCCATTTATTCTAGCCATTTCAAAACTATAAGACCAGCTAGAACCACGTTTTCTTGCTGTAACTTCTGCCATATTGCATCATCCTTTCTTGATAAAAAGGGTATAAAAAATACACCCTAGAAAATTGGTAGGATGCATGGTATAATCTACTTGCGAGTTTGATTATGTATGCAGCCTTTGGTTTGCTAAGTAATCTATGTTATCGCCTCTGTTGGTAGCAGGGGCGGTTATATTAAATTATTTTAACAAAGACAACGAGAATATAAGGTTGATCAGGTAAAATAATTTTGCAAGAGCGATAAACGAAAATATTTTATGTATTTTCTCGTTTTTATTGCATAAAATAGATAAGGCGATATATTGTGATGGTATCGCTGTGCGTGGAATACGAGATATTCCATTTGGCTCCTGTCAGGTCTGTCCGGGGAGCCTTTTATCGTACTCCTAGACCAACATGCAAACCTCTATGAGTCAAAAATTTTTGATAGTAATCTATTCTAGCGGTAGAATTTCGATATTTGAAAATTACAGATTCTTTCTTGTTAGATCCGTTTGAATATAATTGACCTACATAACCAGCTTCGAATAGATATAAAAGTTCTTCTTTAGTTTCGTCAATAGATATATCTCTAGATATTTGTTCATTTGTTAGTCGGTTTAATTCAGAAATGTCAAAAGATCTTCCTCCTAGCCTACGAAAAACGGATGGAATGGACATGATTAATTCATCATCAATAAATCCAGACAATTCATTTTTCATTTCTTCTATAAAATATTTGTTTGAATATATTTTTAAAACATTTTGCGTCTCAGATAATGTCAACTTTTCTGCAGTTGGATATTCAATTTGACAATATTTTAAAAATTGTAAGATATCCCTTGGCTTATATAACGTATATTCAAGTATATAATCCCACGATTTTTTCTTTCTTATTTTTTTAGGGAATATAGCATCCCAACACTTACTGGCAATAGAATATCCAATACCACTCAGCATAAAGCGCATTGTAATTAATTCCTTTAAATCATCTAGTCGTTTATTCCAATTAAGAAATACCGAGCCATCTTGTATAATCTTATTTATGTCAGGGTCATTAATCATTTTTATTATGTCTTCTCTGATTAAAAGTATTATTTTAATTCGCTTATTTGCACGAATCATATAATCGTTAATATAGTCAGCACTTCGAATCATGCTTGCAATAATATGCATTTTATTTTTTTTATATCTCAATACATCATCCAGTCCATCAAGCACAATAATAATTTCGCGTTCGTTTAAATATGTATCAGATAAAGTGTTTAGCATTTTGTCTGATACAAGAGAAATTCGTTCGAGATATGTTGCTGGCTTTGTGTTAAATTCCTTTTCAAATTCAATATCAAATATTTTAATATTTGCACCTAATTTTAATTTTGAAAGTTTTGTAATGTCTGTTTTATAACCATCATTTATGGAAAAGCCTAGTTTATTTAATAAAGATATTATATGAGAAATATTATCTGCTTCGCACATACCTAATTTGTTGTATAAAATTTTGTAGATTGTCCACAAAAAAAGAAAATCCCATGAACTTTTAAAACGTTGCGTCCCTGTAACATTCTCATCAATACCTGTTTTGGCGAATGTTGTAAATTCAAAGTCACATAAATTGATAGGATAAGAATATAGTTTGGAATCATTGTCTGCGGTTAGTTGAATTTTTGAACTATATGCGGATTTACCAACTCCTTTTGCACCAATCAAAATATAGGGATATGAATTTATTAATTTATCAATAATATTTCTAGGATCACAGAAAGCTTTTTCAAAAATTTCTGGGTTCCGTGAATATTCTTTTGTAGCATCTGCAAATCCAAATTCAAATTCTTGTAATTGCATAATCGACCTCCTTAGAACATATAAATATTAAAGTAATAAAGATATAATGTGATTTCAAAAATGTTAGAGTGTATAATGCTCATGGATGTAATCACTAATGAATGTATACCATTTTTAACAAATACGGAGAGGAGTATTCATTAGGCACCAGGCATTCTCTTTTACTTTACATAATTATTTTCACTGCAATGGCTGGGGGAATATTTTTTATAATTCGATATGATTAGGGGTATGAACTTCTTTTTGCAAATTAAGAAATGCTTTATAGTTAGTTGCAGTTCCCCAAAATACTAAAATCCCCTTATCATATTGGATTACTAAATATAACCTCGGAATCTTTTGCTTTGCATGCTGAGCTGAACCTTTGAATTTTTGCAAAAAACTGTTTTCATCCATTGTACTAATGGATGATATTCTATTCATCGGTAAAATCACAGATGTTTCAGGCTTTATTCTATTTATGTTCAGCACATCAGCATTTATTTCTAATGTACAAGGTTGATCCATAGGAAATGCATCAATACCTTCATAATGCATCACACGCACTGCTTTCTTTTTCTTCCCAAACATGTATTTAGCCTTCCTTTCTTGGTGTGCTGACTAAACAACTATTATTCGTTGCTATTAGTTATTTTCATAAGTATTCGCTATCTTTTTTATATTTTCATTAATTCGTTTTTCTTATTTTAAATCATCTTCTGAAATCTATTTAATATTTGGGGCTATTCTGTATACCAATTCAAGCACTCAATTATTTGTTTTTTATATTTATATAGTTCATCTATACATTCAATATAATACCTCGTGAATTTTTTGTTCTTGTCAGGCAGTAGCAATTGTTTTCGCTTAGTATCTAAGTTAAGTCTACATATTGGTTTTCTGTTATTATCTTTATAAAGAATACCAAAATAGCTTTCAGTATCTCTGTATGCAATATCGTCTAAAGAACATACGCCTGCAAACATACCTTTTATTATATAGAACGCTTGCAATTCTTCTTCTGTAGTTACAATTTTACTTCTAGTATTTTCGGAAACCGTATCATCTTGTTCCGTCTTCATAGATGTTTCCACATTTAATGCTGCACTAATCTTATCATTCATACTTTCGCTGATATATTCATTTAAAGCATTTTTTATTATGCCTCTGTATTTATCTATTACAGTTTGTGTTTTTAACCCATCGTATATGCCAGACAAAAAATATCTTACAAAATCGTCATCTGGTTCTTCCAGTTGGGTATGAAACATCTCTTTTACGGCTTTTGAATACTTTAATTCTGATGCCGTACTAAACATATTCTCGACATCAAAATTAGCTTTTTGAAATTTTTTTAATTCTTTTATTGTATTTTTCTTTATATCTAGCACATTAAACTCCATAAAAGGTGTCAAATCCATTTTATTAGCTTCATCTAAGTCTGTAAAAAATTTGTAAATTACACCATTTGTAAGTATTCCAAATTTTGCTTCACTTGTACCAAAATATCTAAATAATTGTGATGCGTGTTTGCTTAGTTCTTCTGAAACCGATTTACATTCAATTAAAATAAGTGGTTTACCATCTTTCATAATCGCATAGTCAACCTTTTCTCCTTTTTTTATGCCTACATCTGCGGTATATTCTGGCATAAATTCATCTGGATTGAATACATCATATCCTAATATTTGAAAAAACGGTAATATCAAAGACATTTTTGTCCCTTCTTCAGTATCCAATGTATCTTTGAGCTTTACAACTCTTGCTGAAAGCTGTTTTAGTTCATCAATAAAATCCATATAAAAACCCCTCCTTATATTTTACTCATTAAGTATGTTTAATCTTTTAAATATCTTTCATAAAAATGTTTCTTATTTTTAATATTTTTGCCTGTTCTCTACAACTCTACCAATAATTTTTACAGGCTTTTCTTCTATTTCTTTATTAGAAAAGTAGAGCGGTTCATATGTTGGATTGCTAGGCATCAATCTGATACCATCGCTATATTTCATCAACCTTTTGCAGGTTGCTTCATCCCCATTTATCATTGCGATTACTAAATCGCCACTTTCTGCATCATCTTGTTTGTGAACGATAACGACATCACCCTCGCAAATTCGAGGTTCCATACTGTCTCCTTTGATTTGCAAACCAAAAAATTCCCCATCTTTTGCCATTTCAACTGGAATTTCTTCATAATCAATAATATCTTCAACTGCTTCTATTGGAACACCAGCAGGAACCCGTCCTAGAACTGGAATTTTGATACCCTTACTTGTTTGAAAGGATGTATTTTTTCTTTCCATAGGCACATCAAATCCCATTAACCAACTTTCATCAACATCAAGAGCTGATGCAATTCTATATATATTTTTTTGTTTTGGCTCATATGCTCCAGATAAATACGTACTAATAGAAGATTTACCTATTTTTGTTTTTTCTACTAAATCAGCTTGTTTCATATTTCTTATATCTAAAGCAGTTCGTATTCTATTTGCAATGGTATCTACCTTTTTTTGCATTTCGCTCACCTCCTCTATATTTATAATTTTAACATATATGTTCAGAAAACACAACAAAATTATAAAATCAAGAACAAAAAAGTTCAGAAAACTAAATTTTTCTATTGACAAAAGAATTAAAACAGTGTTATGATAAGTTCAGAAAGACGAACAGAAAGGAGAGTGAGAGAGTGAAGTTTGATTATAGAAAACTTCGTGGAAAAATACGTGAAGTATATGAGACACAAGACAAATTTGCAGAAAAGCTAGGAATTGGAAGAGTATCATTAAGTCAAAGACTTAATAATATACTTGATTTTTCACAAAAAGAGATTTTATTGGCGTGTGAACTTTTAGGAATACCAATAGAGGAATGTTACCTATATTTTTTTACCTTAGAAGTTCAGAAAGACGAACAGAAAGGAGAGTGAGAAGGATAAAAGTATTTGGTGTTGATGTATCAACAAAATGGATTTTATTTGAGGCAGACGGAAAGAGATATTCTGTTTATTTCCACGACAATATGATAAAGGGTGTGCATGATGTATCAATACATGAAGGTACAGGCAAAAAAGAGGTAAAGATAGTAAGCACATATCCACCACTCAAACAGTGGCTAACCGATGTGTGGCGGATATGGATTCCACAGTGGTTTAAGTGGAAAATTAGGAAATTTCAGCAATCACATAACCAATAGTATTCATTTTAATGGTTATTTTTCCTGATGTTTCATATGAGAAATTAAAAAATCTTTTATTAAAAGTTAATTAAAAATACGTTTGAGGTGACATATTTCCGGAACTTTAAGGAAAGAAATGTCTTGATCTTTATCAATAAAGAAGATAGCAGACTGAAAATCATTTTTCCAATGAAGACCAGTATATGAAATTCTTTCTATCTGATTGATTAGCAATTTCTTTTCGTTGTCTGAAAGAAATGAAAAATCAATTTCGTATTGATACAAACTCATACTCCATACCTCCTAACATAGATACTCGTTCCTAATAAGGAGCTGCAAGTACAGTATAGGAAAAAGTTAAAAGAAAAGCAAATAAAGAAAAAGCGAGGTGAGAGAAATGCAAGTAGAACAAATTAAAGAAATGCTTGTAGATGCAGAAAAACTTTTAAACATACTAAATGATTTGAAAAATATGGAACTGAGCAATGCAACATTTGTTCCAACAAGCTTAGAAGATAAATTACTGAAAATAAAAGAGTGTGCTAAAAGAATGCAGACAAGCGAGATTACAGTAAGAGAGTATATTCGTTCTGGTAAGCTTCCAGCTCTAAAAATCGGTGATTTAAAAGTAAGAGAAAGTACGCTTGTAAAATTTATGGCAGAACAAGAAGCGGAATACATGCAAAACGAGGAATTTAAGAAAATTGGTTAGTCAGTAAGCTTGAACAATCTATCCCCATAAACAAGGCACCCTGCCAACACTCATGTTTTGAAAAATTGCGCACATTTTAAAATTACTCCTTCCTTAAAAATTTTATAATTGTCTATTACATTGTTTTTACGGCAGGGTGTTTTGTTTATGGGGATAGAACCCACACACTAAAATAAGGAGGAAAGGCAATGGATTCAGAAAAGATCAATTTAGAAGCAGTAACTTTGGACGATTGCGTTAGAAAGTTTATGCTAGAGCAAAAAGAAACGGTTATTAAGGCAGGACATGTTGTAGGATTTTCGTGCAGTAGAGAGGAGTGAAAGTTTGATTACAAAAATGGAGCGAATGATTAAGGAGGATATGGCAGAGTACATATTAGAAGAATTAACCAGATTTGATTGCATACCAGACGAAAAAAGGGCAACTGCAATGAACGTGATTACGAAATCCTTAATTGATATTCGTAGACACAAATGCAAAGAAAAAAAGCCCAGCATCTAAGCCAGGCAAATAACAAAAAATCCAAGTTCAGTTTAGCATTTTTTCTTTAAAAACGCAAGGAGGTTAAGAGAAAAGATGTTTCGAAAATGTGATAACTGTGGTGCCAATTTGGACCCAGGAGAAAAATGTGATTGCAATAAAGAGACAGAACGCTTGCGAAAGTTTTTCGTAGAAAATACAAGAGTAGGCGCAGACAGTCAGATGGAATTTGATTTTAAGAAGGAAATAATAGCGAAATAGGAGGATTTTAATAATGAGAACAATTCAATTAAAAAAGATTGCGATTGAGAATTTCAAAGCAATCAAGGAGCTAACGATAGAATTTGGTCCAGTTACAAATATATGTGGACAGAATGGAATCGGAAAGACAAGTATCTATGATGCGTTTTGCTGGGTGATGTTTGATAAAATGTCAGATGGAAGTCAGGCGGATAAAATTCGACCTCATGATGCAGATGGAAAGGATGTAGATTTTATTGATATCAGAGTTGAGGTTACGCTTCTGGTAGATGAAAAGGAGATTGTGATTGAAAAGATACAGAGACAAAAATGGACAAAGCCAAGAGGCGCAGAAGAAAAAAGATTTGATGGAAATATCAACGAGTGGACAGTAAATAGTATTCCGAAGAAATTAAAAGATTATAGACGTTATATTGATGATTTGATTGCAGAGGATGTGTTTAAGTTTTCTACAAATGCAGAATTTTTCCTAAATATGAAGCCAAAAGAGAGAAGAGCAAAACTTTTTGAATTGGTGTCGGACATAGACGATATGCAGATTATTGAAAACGATTCTGAATTAGCACCGTTGCAGCAGCTTCTTACAGAATTTTCTATTGAAGAGCTAATGAGTAGAAATGCAAAAGCAATCAAGGAATATCATAAAAAGCAGCAGGAGTTTCCAGTCAGAATTGATGAATTAGAAAAGACTATTGTAGAGGTGGATAGTCAGGCATTAGAGAACGAAAAAAAGAATATTGAGAGAAATATAGATGATATAGAACAAGCTCTTTCAGATGCATCCAAAGGAAACGAAGTTGTGACAGCGATTGCATCCCAAATCAACGAAAAGAAAATCAGAATGATGAAAATTGAGTCAGAAGGGAATAAGGTGTTACATGATAAAAAGTTAGAAGCACAGAAAGAAAAAGACGATGCAGAATTAGACTACCAACAGGTAGAACGAGAAAAAAATAAGTTGGCGGAAGATGTGGCAGTTTGTAACAGTGCAATAGAAGCCTTGTCGATAAGAAAGCAGGAACTCGGAAATTCTTACAAAAAAGTGTATGCAGAGATCTTTAATGGTAATAATCTTGTGTGTCCTACTTGTGGTAGAGAATACACAGAAGAAAGAAAAGAAGAGGCAAGAATACATTTTGAAAGAGATAAACAGAGTAGATTGCAAAATATTGTCACTCAAGGCAATGAGGCGAAAGAGAAGTTGGAAAAATCCAATACAAAGCTACAAGAGCTAGAAGGATTATTAAAACAGAAAAAAGAACAGGTTATTTCCTGTATGGGAAAAATTAACAAAGCAAAAGAGAAAATAGAAAAATATCCAGCATTTTATGATACAGCACAAAGCGAAGAGTATATGCAGTTGGCAAATGAAGTCTCTGAATTAACTAAAAAAGCAGAAAGTCATATTGGTGTATCTATGGATCAGCATTATATGGAACAGAAAAAGGAATGGCAAAAAAAGCTGGATGAAGTAAACAAAAAGCTTGCTGTAGTGGATGCAAATGCTTCTACGATAGCTCGAATAGAAGATTTAAAAAATAAAATGAACGAAGTGTCAGAATCGCTTGCTAAAGCAGAACAGGAGAAGATGTTGTACGAAGCGTTTAATTCTAAAAAGATAGAATTGCTCACAGACAAAATTAACAAGCATTTTCGTATTGTTAAATGGAGATTATTTGAGCCACAAATAAATGGAGGATATGCAGAAATCTGCGAGCCGACTATCAATGGAACTTTATATAGCAACGGACTGAATAAAGGGCATAAGGTAGTAGCTGATTTAGATATCGTTTCAACATTACAGAGGATAAATGATGTGAATGTTCCTGTATTCCTGGATGACTCAGAGCGTATCAATAAATGGAATATTCCAGAAATGAATTGCCAACTTATTAAATTGGAGAGAACAGATGAATTAGAAATGAAAGTGGAGGTTGCATAGGATGAAAAAAGAATTAGCTATGACAAACAAGGATGTAGAATTATTAATTGGACAGGTAGATACAAAAAAACAGAATGGATTAACACTTCCAAGAGGATATTCTGTTTCAAATGCAATGAATGCTGCGTATCTGATGTTGAAAGATGCAGAAGATAAAAATGGAAATAAAGTGTTAGAAGTATGCTCAAGGGAATCTGTAGCAAATGCACTTATGCAGATGGCAACGCAAGGACTTAATCCTGTGAAAAAGCAATGTTATTTTGTGGCATACGGAAATAAATGCACATTGGTTCCGAGTTATTTTGGAACATTGGCTATTTTAAATAGAGTAGAAAATCTTGTATGCCAACCTGTTGCAAATGTTATTTATGAGGGTGATGCGTTTGAACTTGGTTATGATCTGGATACTGGTGAGAAAAAGATATTAAAACATGAAACCAGCCTTGAGAATATGGATAACCCAATTCGTGCGGCATATGCAATTATTCGAACAGAAAAAGAAACAGTAATTGAAGTTATGACACGAAACCAGTTGGAAAATGCTTGGGGGCAAGGGCAAGCATGGCAGTCTGCAGAGAAGAAGGGGTATAAGTCCAAAACACACAGCAAATTTGCCGAAGAAATGGCAAAGAAAACGGTGCTGAACAGAGCTTGCAAGAAGTTAATTAACGCTACAGATGATAGTTCTATTATGTCTAATGATGCATTGGATGCTTTTAATACAACGTCAGAAAACGATCAGCTTGATATTGTAGCTGAATCGGTTGCATATGAAGTAAAAGAGAATGCAAACAAAAAAACATTTGTTCCACCTGAGGTGATAGAGAATACAGAACCAGAGGGAGAGGAAGTTGAACAGGAAATGAAAGTAGATACTGTTCAACAAAACGAGGAAATTCCTGATTTTATGAGATAAAGAGGTGTTTTCATGAAATTAAAGGTGCTTGGTAGTAGTTCCTCTGGAAACTGCTACTTGTTAGAAAATAAGGATGAAATTCTTATTTTGGAGGCTGGTATCGCATATAAAAAGGTGTTGCAGGAAATTAATTTTAAATATCGTGCAATAAAGGGTGTTGTGACTTCACATAGTCATGGGGATCATTCCGGTTGCTTAAAAGAATTTACAGCAAATGGAATTTTAACATTATGCACAAAAGACACAATAGCAAGGCAAAAGCTACAGTATTATAATGTGACCCCAATCGAAGATGGTGCAAGTTACCAGTTAGGAAATTTTAAAATATCCGTGTTTGCGGTTAAGCATGATGTAGAGTGCTATGGGTTTTATATCCAGCATGAAGAAATGGGAAGCCTTGTGTTTGCGACAGATACTCAATACATAGAATGGGTTTTTAACGATGTAAATCACATAATGGTTGAGGCTAATTATGCAATGGATATTTTAGATGAAAATGTTTATTTAGGACGTATTCCCAGGATGTTGCGTGACAGAATTATGAAAAGCCATACTTCGTTTGATACAGCAAAGAATATGGTAAAAGCAAATCTAAATGAGGAACTTCGAAATGTAATCATGATACATTTATCAGATGGAAATAGTGACGAAAAGAGATTTGTAGATGAAATGAAGAAAATCGTTGCTGGCAATCCATACAGTGGGGTATGTGCAGCGAGGAAAGGCACTGTGATAGATTTATCACTGGTACCATTTTAAAAGATATGAATAGGAGAGGAAATGGCTAGAGACAGAAAAGAAGGATTAGATTATTTTTCCTTTGACTGTGATTTCTTCTCGGATAGAAAGATTAAACGTCTCCGTGCCAAATTTGGTACGGATGGCGTAATGGTGTATTTATATATCATCTGTGAGATATACAGAGATAAAGGTTATTATGTCGAATACGATGAGGATCTGGTACTTGATATAGCTTATGAATTAGGCATATCAGAAAATAGGACAAGAGAGATAATGTCATACTTGTTTAGTGGGTTACTACAGTGTATTGAAATTACAAAAAGCTGCACACTTGCTACTCGGGTTACTGTCATATCTTCGGCATCAGTGCAACGCAGATACCAGAAGGCGGTCAAGACCAGAGCCGCCAAAAATCCGGTAAGCGTAAACGCGGAGGTTTGGCTTCTTAAAAAAGAAGAAACCGAAACCTTTATTAAAGTGAACCCTTTTTTAAATAATTCCGAGAAAAATGCCCTTTTTTCCGAGAAAAATGCCCTTTTTTCCGAGAAAAAAACACAAAGTAAAGTAAAGGAAAGTAAAGTAAATAAAAGTAAAGGAAAGGAAAGTAGTAATAGAGCGTCTAAAGACGCAAGAGAACCCCTCCCTTCTCAAAACGACAATGTGGATAATGTTGATATTGTGGATAACTGGAATAGCCTTTCGGACCTGGGAATAACTCCAATTAAAAGAATAACGGAAGGTACGAAGCGTTACTGTTTGGTAATAGCTTTAATAGAACAATATGGTGTAGGCACTATCCTGGAAGCAATCGAACAGATAAGAAACAGTAGCTTTTTGCAAGGTGTTAATGACAGGGATTGGATAATAGCCTTTGACTGGTTTATTATTCCAGATAATTTTATAAAAGTCCTGGAAGGAAATTATAAGGACAGCACAAAACATAAACATACAAGTAATCGATTTTGCAATTACCCGCAACGCGATTATTCTAAGGCGGAAATGGAAGATATGGAGCAAAAATTACTTGCTAAGAGCAGGAGAGGAGATATGGATGGATCATAGAATACAAGGAAAAGCCAATCGTTCTAATGGTGAGCATTTCGAAAAAATGATAACACGTTCCAGTGATGCATATTGGAAACAAGGAATCGCTTGTGTAGAAAAAACACCGGAACCAATGCGACCAATCAAAGCGTTAAACAGGAGCAAAGGGCAGTTTGTAGCAATTTATTCAAAACAGGCACAACCTGATTTTAAGGGCGTACTATGTGATGGGCGTTGCATCCTGTTCGATGCGAAATACACAAGTAAAGATAGAATACAGCAATCAGCGGTAACAGAAAAGCAGATAGAAACATTCGATCGGTATGAGGAAATGGATGCATTGTGTTTTGTAGTGGTATGTATCCAGTATGAGCATTTCTATCGTGTACCATGGAAGGACTGGAAGAACATGAAGACATTGTTCGGACACAAACATATGACTTTAGAGGAACTGGAAAAGTACAGAGTGCCATATAAGACTGGCATGATCTGTTATTTGGAAGGTGTGGAGATTGAGGTGGAAGAATGAGAGAAATTATAGTAGATAATTTTGCAGGTGGCGGAGGTGCTAGTACTGGCATAGAAATGGCAACTGGAAGGAGCGTTGATATAGCAATCAATCATGATCCGGAGGCTATAAAAATGCATAAAGTAAATCATCCGAATACGAGACATTATTGCGAAAGTGTTTGGAACGTAGATCCTTTGAAGGTGTGCGATGGACATCCGGTAGCTTTGGCATGGTTCTCGCCAGACTGCAAACATTTTTCAAAAGCAAAAGGCGGAAAGCCAAAAGATAAGAATATTCGCGGTCTTGCGTGGGTGGCATTAAGATGGGCTGCGCTGGTTAAGCCAAGAGTAATAATACTTGAGAATGTAGAGGAATTTAAAACCTGGGGACCGCTGAATAGAAGACATCGTCCAATTAAGAGTAAGCAAGGAAAAACATTTGAAAAATTTGTACAGCAACTTAATAATTTAGGCTATGAAGTACAGCACAGAGAATTAGTGGCTGCTGATTATGGAGCACCTACAACTCGAAAAAGATTTTTTATGATTGCTCGTTGTGACAGCAAGCCAATTGTATGGCCGAAGCCAACACATGCACCGGCAGACAGTGAGAAAGTGAAAGCGGGATTGTTAAAACCATATGTTGGAGCATATACAAAAATTGATTTTAGCCGACCATGCCCAAGTATTTTTGATACATCAGAAGAAATTAAGAAAAAGTATGGAATCCGAGCGGTTCGTCCATTGGCGCAGAAAACAATGGACAGGATTGCAAGGGGATTGAAAAAATTTGTAATTGACAATTCAGAGCCTTTTATCATTCAGTGCAATCATTATGAAGAGCGCAGACCGAATGATATCAAAGAGACGATGCCGTCTATAACTAAAAAACTTGAATATGGGCTTGTGGAGCCATATATGGTACAGATTGGACAGACTGGATTTACAAAAGATCGAAGTAAGGATGTGCGGAAACTGCTCACAACAATTGTAAGCAAGAATGAACATTGTCTTATTGAACCCAAACTTGCCCCGATTATCGACAAAGCGTATGGTGGAAATTATCATGGTGCTGGCAGTAAAGTGGATGAGCCAATAGATACAATTACCACGATAGACCATAATCGGCTGGTGGTTCCCACACTGATACAATATCATTCAGAAACAGCACAGAGAGAAGTCAGAGCTCGATAAATACGGATGGCCCGCAAATCCGTTGGTGTGGGTAATTGAATTTGAGCGGTGTGAAGAGCCGGGAAAGGAGTAAAAAATGACAGATGTATTAAAAGATATACATTATATGTTGGCAGAAATATTTATTCATTATGACGGTCTGGGGCTAAGCATGTACGATTATCCGGAATATAAGACATTGGCTGAAAAATATGGATTTTTCTGTAGCAGTTATGAAGATGCTAAAAGAATACAAAACGAAAATAAAAGATGAAAAGAAATGGAGGTTTTAGCGAAATGAACAAAGTTATTTTAATGGGCCGATTGACTAGAGACCCCGAGATACGTTACTCACAGAATGAGAATTCTTCAGCGATTGCAAGATTTACCCTAGCCGTTGACAGAAGATTTAAACGTCAGGGCGAGGATCAGGCAGCAGATTTTATTAATTGTGTTGCATTTGGCAAGACAGCAGAATTTGCAGAAGGATATCTAAAACAGGGAACTAAGGTTGTTGGTTGTGGACGTATCCAAACTGGTAGCTATACAAACAAAGAAGGTCAAAGGGTTTACACCACTGATGTTGTTATTGAGGAACTTGAGTTTGCAGAAAGCAAGAAAAGTGCGCAGCAATACGATACTGGCCGTGAAGCACAGAAACCTGAACCTAGCGAAGATGGATTTGTTAATATTCCAGATGGCTTAGAGGATGGATTACCATTTAGTTAGGGAGGAGCATAATATTATGGGCAAAGTAGTAGATATGAGCGGATTTGATTCGCTGTTTGATAATCTTGAAGAATATGTGAATAAGCAAGGATGTACTCTTGGAGATGATGCCGATAGATTACAGAAGTTATTATTTTCGATTCAGTATTGTTACATACATGGAGTATTAACAGACACTCAAAGAGACTCAGCTTGTAAAAAGTTCACAAAACAGTTTCAGAAGTCTTTAAGAGAAACAGAAGAGGAGAGTGAGGTAAATGAATAGAGAAATTTTATTTAAAGGAAAAGAAGAACAAAATGGTAATTGGATACAGGGAGATTTAATACATCGTATTGCTGGTCCAACTATTGGTGCGCTGGATAGTGATGGTTTGCATGAAGCTTATGTTGATGAAGAAACAATTTGCCAGTACACGGGACTTGTAGATAAAAACGGAAAAGAGATTTGGGAAAATGATATTGTGGCTTATTTAGATACATATAGCACAGATAACGGATATGCAGAAGCTGATTGCATAGGAGAAGTTGTTTGGGATGAAGAAACAATTTCATTTCAAGTGACGGGTAGACTATCTGCTGAAAGTTATGAGGTGTTGGGGGAATGTAGCGTTATCGGTAACATTTTTGACAATCCAGAACTTGTGAGAGGTGAAGCAAAATGACGATTGAATGTAAAAAAATGTTCTATGCATGAACAATTAAAGGAGGCGAACAGAACAATGACAAATCAAGAGGCTAGACAAATAGTACAGAATTTTCCAAACTGGAACATGGATGATCAGTGGCTTTCCGATGCAGAAATGAAAGAATTAGTGAAAGTTTTGGATAATGCATTAAAAAATATAATTGAGATAAAAAAACACAAAATCACATTATCGGATTTAGAAAACTACATGAAATTTGAGGATGAATGTGTAAAAAAGAATTTTACACTAAAAAGTCTACTAGAAGCACGAGAAAAGCAGATAGTAAAGAAGCCTATCCTTAAAACTGGAGTAGAAGTTATACATGCAAACAGAGAAAAAGGGCCTCACGATCTAACAAAAAGTAAATATCAAGACTGGACATGTCCTACGTGCGGTTGTTTTGTTGGACAAAGATACAATTCTACGCAACTAGCACATGATCAGAGAAAGTGCAAATTTTGTAGCGAGTGCGGTCAAAGGATAGATTGGAGCGAGAAAGGCGGCAGCAGATGACAAAACAAGAATACAAGGAAATGACAGTGGCCGTAAAAGAAAGCGGCATTGCATTAAAATTACAGAAAGAACTACAACGATTGATAGATCAAGAATTTATTAGGACAGAGCAAAGCAGAAAAAAATTTACTATGAAATGTGAAAGAGAGGGGCGTTAAAATGGGATTAGGAATTTACGAACAGAGCATGATAAAGTCAATCGCCGAAAATGATATAAGAGAAGCGAAAAAGTGGGCGGTAGCTGCTCTTAATGCAGATACAACTCGAAAAAATAAGGGTTTTGTAACTCGATACAAGAACATTCTTACAGCAGAGGGGGCTGGCATGATAGAACTCCCAGGAAATCTAAAAGACATTCTCGTCTGTGAAGATGTTTCATTATCCTTCAAGGGGAGTCGTTATTATGTTACTGAAAAACAGAAAGCTATTGCAAAAAATATTTTCAGAATGTCAAAAGTAAGCGGAAAACTTATGGAACTTATGATACCATACAAAAATGCAGCTTTACTCTATGGACCGCCTGGAACGGGCAAAACAATGTTCGGAAAGTACATAGCATACAAAATGGGATTGCCTTTTTGCTATTTGAATTTTTCAAAGGTTGTGGATAGTTACATGGGGGTTACATCTCGGAACATTGCACAGGCATTTACCTACGCTTCCACAAATCCTTGCGTTTTTATGTTGGATGAGGTCGATACTATAAGTTGCAATAGAGAAAGAACTTCAAGTGGAGCAGATAGAGAAATTAGCAGAGTTACAGTCACATTGATGCAGGAATTTGACAAACTTGCGAATGATGTTGTGGTTATTGCAGCTACAAATAGATTAGACATTATGGATAAAGCATTTGTAAGCAGATTTTCTCAAAAATACGAAATGCCACCATTTACATGTGATGAAAGCAAGCAAATGATTGATAAATTTCTGAGCGATATAGGAATATCAATTTCAGATGCAGAGATTGATCAGATAATTCAGAAAAATAAATCCCAACGAGCAATAATGGCAGATGTTATCCAACACATTGCAGAAAGGTTGGAGGTGGAGGAGGAAGGTGAAGAAAATGGTTAGTGAACACGTACATTACAATTCTAGTTTACAAAAACGAAAATGCAGTTTATGTGGAAAAGAGTTTTGCACAACGCTAGGTAACGATTATGCATACAAAATAAAGGCAGCAGGAAGAGTAAAACTATTTTGTAGCTGGAAATGTTTAAGAGAGAAACAGCGCAAACATTAAATATGAGCGAGAGGGAGGAAAATATGACATTTGAAGATTTACTATCAGTACACAGCATCAACATTGAAATCAAGAAAATTCAAGAAGAAATCCAGCGGTTGCGAGAGCGGAATTTTTTTAAGTCGAATATCATAACTGACATGCCGCGTGGAGGAACAGGAAAGGATATGTTGGTAGAATATGTAGAAGAGAGCAAGAGATTAGATGATATGCTTAATTATTCATTAAAGGAATTACAGAAGAAAAGAGTAGAAATTGAAAAATTTATTTCTAGTATCAAGGATAACGAAATTAGGCTAATCGTCAGGCTGAGATGCATAAACAATATGGACTGGCAGCAGATAGGGGACGAGTTAGGAATGGACAGAAGGACAGCGTCAAGAAAATTCTATGCATACATGGAAAAAGAGGGGATTATAAAAATAAAAGAAAATTGCCCACAATGCCCGCGACAATGTGATAAAATAGTAGAGTAGAAACTTGGCAAAGATTTCACTCCCCCAAAAGTCAGTTTCCTCACTTTTGGTTGTGACTTAGTTCAGAGGCAGAACAATTATTTTTAGTAATATGTCGGCGGTTCAAATCCGCCAGTCACAGTTTACACAGTTATCTTTTTTGTATTTTTAATTAGGCAGCTAAAAGCTGCCTTTTTTAGTGAAAGGAAGCGAGTGAATGAACAAAAAACGAAAATGATCCTGCATTGAGCAGGCGAGTGCTCGTGTAATAAAAGAGTATAGCGGAAAGAAGAAACAGGCAGGTGGTAATATTGGCAAGGAGTCCGAACGAAAAAGTAAAAAAAGCTCAAGAACTGTATAGGAGCGGAATGAAGCTGGTTGAGATTGCAAGTCGACTGGATGTTCCTGCCGGGACAGTTCGAAGATGGAAAAGTACATACCATTGGGATAGCGAACGTTCGGATTGCAAAACGAACGAAAGCGAACATTCGTTATCTGTGTCATGGGTAGAGATAGAACATGAGTATGTGACAGACATTAGCAGAAAGCCTTGCAGTTTAGAGGATTTGGCGAAGAAATATTCAATTCCAATAGATACGATAAAAGACAGAAGCGCAAAAGATGGTTGGGTAAGAAAAAGAACTGAATACACTCAACAGACACTCCAAAAGGTAAAGGAGAAATCCTCCGATGCAGATGCAGACAGGATAGCACGGCTTTTGCTCATTGCAGATAAAGCGGCAGAAAAAGCCGAGCGGGCACTGGGAGAACTAGAGCAGTATGTTGTAAAGGATAAGAAAAAAGTTAAGACAGTTGAGTATAACGATGATACGGCGATTGGAAAGCCTACCAGGGAAGTCATAGACGAAACTGAACATATCAACATTGCGAACGGCCCTATTGATAGATTGGGATTATCCCAAGTAACCGGAGCACTAAAAAGTCTGAAAGATATTTATATGATACCGACAGCACTTGAAAAACAGAATGCTGAAACAGCAATGCTGAAAGCTAAGCTACAGACGGATGATGATGAAGAAATCGCAGATGACGGATTTCTTGATGCTTTGAATGGCACCGCCGCGGAGGATTGGGGAAATGAAGAAGATTAAGCGAATTTTCAAATTCCAGCCGTTTTCACAAAAACAGCGCATGGTGCTGAACTGGTGGTGTAAAAACTCACCGGTAAAAGATAGCGATGGCATTATCGCTGATGGAGCAATTCGATCAGGAAAGACAGTGAGCATGTCGCTTTCATTCGTTATGTGGGCAATGGGTTCATTTAATGGTGAGAATTTTGCTATGTGTGGTAAAACAATCGGCTCTTTCCGAAGAAATGTATTATCTGGACTGAAAATGATGCTTCGTAGTCGTGGGTACACCGTGGCAGATCATAGGGCTGATAATTTAGTTGTTATCACAAAAGGTGATGTCACCAACTATTTTTATATATTTGGCGGAAAAGATGAACGATCACAGGATCTCATTCAGGGTATCACATTAGCAGGGGTCTTTTTTGATGAAGTTGCGCTGATGCCAGAAAGTTTTGTGAACCAGGCAACTGGACGATGCTCCGTTGATGGTTCAAAATATTGGTTCAACTGTAACCCGGATGGTCCATATCATTGGTTTAAGACGGAATGGATTAATAAGCGAAAAGGAAAGCATTTGCTATATTTACATTTTACAATGGATGATAATTTCAGCTTGTCGGAAAAGATTAAAGAACGATACCGCAGTATGTATACTGGCGTATTCTACCGTAGATATATTCTCGGATTGTGGGCGATGGCAGAGGGCATTATCTATGATATGTTTGACACTACCAAGCATGTGCTTTCTAATCTGTCAAATCTGATCAATACAAATTACTATGTGTCGTGTGACTATGGTACACAGAATGCCACAGTATTTCTGTTGTGGTGTAAAGAACGCTCCGGGCGGTGGGTATGCTGCCGTGAGTATTATTATTCCGGACGTGATGAAGAAAGGCAGAAAACAGACACCGAGTATGCAGAGGATCTGGAACAGTGGCTTGGTGGAATAAAGCCGGTAAAGATTGTTATTGACCCGTCAGCGGCATCGTTCATCGCGGAATTGAAAAAGCGAGGTTATGCAATTAAGAAAGCAAAAAATGATGTGCTTGATGGTATTCGGTTTGTTGCATCTCTGTTAAATCAGAAGAAAATCGCAATCAGTGACCAGTGTCCAAACACAATTAAGGAATTTGGATCGTACATATGGGATCAGAAAGCATCTGAGCACGGAGAGGATAAACCAGTGAAACAACACGATCATGCAATGGATGCTTTGAGATACTTCTGTTATACGATTATCCGTAAGTTTGGAAGCATCGGTATTTTGAAGTGAGGTAAAAACATGTGTTATGCATTATAGAATTGATATTACATGTGAATAACCGTTTGTAGAAGTTCTCTTTTTGCTGTATAATATTGGAGAAAGGATGGTGGCAATATGTTTTTAAATAAAGACTGTGCAGCAATGATGAGAGTAATGAAAAAAATATACAAAAAGAAAATGAAAGAATGGAATGCTGACTTTGGAAATAGAAGATTAGCGGTTGAGACTTGTTTTATTCGTAACATTTATAACGATGTTGTCTTTCTCACTAAAATTCCTTTAAAAGTAAAAAATGAAAAATACTTTTACTTGATTTTAAGAAATTGTTTTGAACATGTAATTATTTTTCGCTTTTTGGTCGAAAAAAGTAAAACTGATCCAAGTATATTTAATGATTACATGGGGGATAACATAGATTTTAATTCTGTTTTAAATTCAGATGACGAATTTAAGGCATTGAAGGAACTTGGTGGAAAAAGAACTACAAAGTATACAAATAAATTCTATGATATGGCAAAGGTGTTCGAAAACGTGGATAGTGACACGTCTTTATATAAATATTATGGCATGCTGGCAGATAGTTGCCATAATAGTTATTATCATGACATAAAAAAGATAATTGTTAAAGAAAAGAAATGTGACAGAAAAAATATTCTTGTGTTAATATTGGTTTTATTAACAGAATTTTACCAAGGATTTGACGGGGAATGTTAAACGTTCATTAAAAAAGAATAAGCAACCGTTCTACTACACCACCTACGCTGCTGAGAAGATAGCATGCAACTGTGATGGTGGTAGCAATATGAAAGTTGACTCTGTTTTCAGAGAAAAAATGGCAGACTATTTAAGGTCTGTCATTTTTTATAGGAGAAATTAAATGGATATTGATACAATGAAACAATTGATAAAGAAATACGAATCAGGACATAGTCAGTTTATGGTAAAATGCGATATTGCAGAACGATATTACAGGAACCAGACAGATATATTGTTTAAAGACCAAAAAAAAGAGGATGAAAACGGAAATCCAATGCGAAATGCAGATAACCGTATTCCTAGAAATTTTCACGGATTGATAGTAAACCAAAAGGCATCCTATGCATTTACCACACCTCCAGTATTCGATATCGGAAACACAAGTGCAAACAAGCAGATAACAAAGCTATTAGGTGATGAATATGAAAAGAATTGTATGGAGCTATGTATAAACGCTGCCAATACTTCAATCGGTTGGGTGCATTACTGGATAGATGAAGAAGGAAAGTTTCAATGGGCGGTGGTAGATAGTAGTCAGATCATTCCGGTATGGTCTAAAAACTTAAAACAGAAATTGATTGCCGTGTTGAGAGTATATCAGGACCTGGATGGCGAAACCGGAGATATGTATACTTGCTATGAGTATTGGACAGATACACAATGCCAAACATTCAGAAGAAAGAGCACGGATACATATGATACTTTAATGTATTATGAAATATTTGTGGACCCAGTAAGTTCCGAATGTACATCGGAATACATGCATGATTTTGAAGAAGTGCCATTCGTTCCATTCTTTAACAATAATATAAAAACAGATGACTTACAGAATATAAAGCCGCTGATAGACGTATACGACAAGGTCTACAGCGGTTTTATTAATGATTTGGATGATATTCAAGAACTAATCTTTGTGCTGTCTGGATATGGTGGCGAGGACCTAAATGGTTTCCTGTCTGATTTGAAAAAATACAAGACAATAAAAGTAGATGCTGATGAGGGCGGTTCTGTATCGACCTTGAATATCGAAATCCCTATAGAAGCTAGAAAAAGTGTACTGGAAGCTACAAGAAAGGCAATTTTCGAACAGGGGCAGGGTTTTGACCCGCAACCAGAGCAGTTTGGAAATCAATCAGGTGAGGCATTGAAGTTTATGTATTCACTCTTGGAGATGAAAACAGGCCTGATGGAAACAGAGTTTAGGCTTGGTTTTGCACGACTTGTCCGGGCAATCTGCAAATACAGTAATTTGGCTTGTGAAAGCATTATACAGACGTGGACCAGAAATCGTATCAAGAACGATACAGAACTGGCACAGATATGCAAAGATAGTGTTGGCATTGTATCCACTAAAACAATACTGAAAAATCATCCATTTGTAGAAGATGTGGATGCGGAATTAAAAGAACTACAAAAAGAAAAAGAAGAGCAGAAGAAAGAGATGGAAGCGCAATATGATCCATTTCAAAAAAACCAAGCTACTACCGATGATGACAACCCGGATAATATCCAAGGTGGTGAAGAATAATGCCAAATGCAGAATATTGGAAAAAGCGTTTTGAGGCTTTAGAGGATGAAACTTATAAGAAAAGCCAAAAATACATAGAAGATATGGAAAAGCAATTCAGAGAAGCGCAAAACAATGTATCTATGGATATTGAACGATGGTATCAGAGACTTGCAGACAATAATGATATTAGTTTGGCAGCAGCCAGGAAATTACTTGAAAAGAATGAGCTGGAAGAGTTTCATTGGAATGTAGAAAAATATATTGAAATCGGAGAAAAAAATGCAGTCAACCCAGTGTGGATGAAAGAATTAGAAAATGCCTCTGCAAGGGTACATATTCAAAGACTAGAAGCAATGAAACTACAGATGCAACAGCATGCAGAATTGTTATATACAAAATATCATAGTGGTGTGACTGATTATCTAAATCAATCATATGCTGACAGATTTTACAGAACAGCATTTGAAATACAAAAAGGGATTGGTGTAGGTAGCAATCTTTCAGAGCTGGACACAAGAAAGATAGACAAAATTCTTACAACTCCGTGGGCAACAGATGAGAAAAACTTTTCTACTCGGATATGGAACAATAAGGATAAGCTGGTAAATGAATTGCACCGGGAACTTACACAATCTCTAATTAGAGGCGATGATCCGAAAAAAGCAATTAACAATCTTGCAAGAAATTTGAATACCAGTAAGATAAACGCAGGAAGGCTTGTTATGACAGAGACAGCTGCAATATCATCAGCGGCACAAAATGACTGTTTTAAAGAATTGGATGTAGAGGAGTTTGAAATAGTAGCAACTTTGGATAATCATACCTCGGAAATATGCCAGCATATGGATGGACAGCATTTTCCTCTATCACAGTATGAGGTTGGTGTGACTGCACCTCCATTTCATGTATGCTGCCGTAGCACGACTGTGCCATATTTTGATGATGAGTTTACGGAAGGTGAAAAAAGAGCTGCAAGAGATGCAGAAGGGGGTACTTACTATGTTCCGGCAAATATGACATATCCAGAATGGAAAAGAAGGAGTGTTGTAAAAAGCGATAATGAGGCATATTCAAATATAACAAAGGAATGGATTAATAATAAAAATAATAAAGACCATAAATTTGTTGAGCTAAAAAGTTATGAAGTGGATGGTCATAATTATACTGTTGACAATAAACATGTGCTACTTGATTTTTCTGAAAAAGAAAAAAATATAGCAATGTTGCTACTAGAACAATTCGGTGGAAAGATAGAAATGGTTCCAAGAATTGTGTACCCTCCTAAAAAGTCAACACCCGATTATTTGTATAATGGCGAAAAGTATGACTTAAAGGAACCTATTGGAGAAAGCAAAAATGTTTTGTATAATATGGTTTCTAAAAAAAAGACACAAGCAAATAACTTTATATTTGATATATCAAATTGTCCACTAGAAGAATATGAAATAATAGAGCAAATCAATGGCTTATACAAATCAAGACATACAAAATTTATCGACAAGATTATTTTGATAAATGAAGAAAAGTTAATAGGAGTATATAAAAGAAAGTAAAAAAAGAACCGATGAAACGTCCATTGAAATGGGGACATTGGTCGGTTCTTTAAGATATATCTACTATTATGATACACCATAATGTATTATATGTCAAACAAAACCATATATTCAAAACTTAAATAAGAAAGAAGGAATTATTATGAATTTTGGAAAAGCTATTGAAGCAATGAAAAAAGGTGAGAAGGTCACACGCAAGGGCTGGAATGGCAAAGGAATGTTTTTATTTCTTGCAAAATCTACTGATATCGAAACGGATGCAGATTTAACAGTGTGTGAACATATGCAAGGAAATCTAGTATTGCCAAGTATTGTAATGAAAACTGCTGATGACAAGTTTTGTGTTGGATGGTTAGCAAGCCAAACCGACATGCTCGCAGAAGATTGGATGACTATAGAATAACCCAAAGTTGCACCAGTGCAACAAATTCAATAATAACAGAACTATCAAAATTTATAAATCGAACAGTGAGAGGTGACACCTAGTAGATTTTCTTGGTAGTTCTGTTTTTTATATGGTCCAGTAGCAGTAAGACCAGAAAACTGTTGCAGTTTTCCCGCCAGGGGACATAGCTGGAACGTGTGATACACATATAAAAATCGAAAGGAAGATGCAAAATGGAATTAAAGGAATTATTAGGTGAAGAGTTGTATGCACAGGTAGAAGCCAAAATTACAGAAGCGAATGCAGGAAAAGAAGATAAGCTGCAACATATCAGATATGCGGATTTATCAGAGGGAAATTATGTCGGAAAAAAGAAGTATGAGACATTAGAAGTAGAAAAAGGAAATCTGGAAACACAGATCGCTACCCTCAACAAAACCATTGCAGAATTAAAAAAGAACAATTCTGACAACGAGGAACTGCAAAAGACAATCGAAACGCTAAATGCAAATATGGCTACATTGAAGCAGGAGAATGAAAAAACAGCAAAAACATTTGCATTAACGCAGGCTTTACAAAAGGCGGGTGTATTAGATGCAGAGTATCTTATTTACAAAGCGGGTGGAATTGATAAGTTCAATTTCGATAAAGAAGGAAAGCCGATTGGGGTAGATGATGTTCTTACACCGTATAAAGCAGATGAAACAATGGCACATCTCTTTAAACAGGAGCCTAAAAAACCGCCCTACAATCCCAAAGGTGGAAATGGTGGCAGCGGAGTGAATCCGTTTGCAAAGGAAACATTTAATTTAACAAAACAGGGCGAAATGCTGAAAAACAATCCAGAACAGGCAAAGGCAATGGCGGTTGCAGCAGGAGTAACCTTGTAAGAAGAAAGGAAAGATGATATATGGCGATTACAAAAATTTCAGATGTGATTGTACCTGAATTGTTCAACAAGTACGTGATCAACAGAACTATGGAACTGTCAGAGTTCTTTAAAAGCGGCATTGTAGTAAATAGCCCTGAATTTAATGCGCTGGCAAGCGAGGCGGCTAGAACACACAATATGCCATTCTTTGAAGATTTGCAGGGAGACTCTGAACCAACGCTGGAAGATGTGAAAATGACACCAGCAAAGATTGGTTCCAACAAAGATGTATCTACCACAATTCTTAGACAAAAGATGTGGGCAGCTACAAATCTTTCGGCAGCATTAGCTGGTGCAGACCCAATGAAGGCAATTGGTGATTTGGTTGCAAATTATTGGGCGCGCGATATGCAGAAAGAATTGATTTCTATTCTTGCGGGTGTGTTTGGCACAACAACAGCAGACCCAAGTGGAAGTCCAGCAGCAGAAACAAGAATGAAGGACCACATCCTCGACTTATCCGGTGGGAAAACAGCAGATGCAAAACTTATTAGTGCGTCTGCATTTATTGATGCATGTCAGATGTTAGGAGATGCACAGGCACAGCTTACAGGTGTTGCAATGCATTCTGCAACAAAGTCTTACCTAAAAAAGAAAAATTTAATTGAAACAGAGCGTGACTCTACAGATGTTGAATTTGATACTTACCAGGGTAGACGTGTTACTGTTGATGATGGTTGCCCGGTAAATTCAGACGGAGTATACACAACCTATTTATTTGGCAATGGTGCAGTTGCCTACGGAGAAGGAATACCAGAAGGTCATGTGCCAACAGAGGTTGATCGTGACAAGCAGACAGGCGGTGGCATTGATTATCTTATCAATCGAAAAGCCTTTATTTTACATCCAAGAGGAATTGCTTATACTGGTGCAAAACGTGAGCATGTAGAAACTCCAACACGAGCAGAACTTGCAATGGCAGAAAACTGGAAGCCAGTATATGAACCAAAACAACTAAGAATTGTTGCTATTAAGCACAAAGTCGGATAGAGGTGGTTATGATGGAACTAAGCAGGTTGAAACAGTTATTAGGGATTGAGAGTAAAGATGTATCAAAAGATGTTGCTTTGCATTTTGCTATGGACAATGTAGAAGAAATTATAAAGAACTATTGTCATATTGATGTTATTCCTGACGGGTTGCTTACTACGGCATATCGGATGGCAATTGATCTTTGGAGAAATGAGAACCTTGGGGATGAAACAACTGCTCAAGGGTCTGTTTCTTCTATTAGTGAGGGTGACACATCGGTTTCATTTTGTCAGACTGTCGAGGATGGATACCAAGATACCATCTTAAAAAATTATAAATCCTCATTGAACCGTTATCGAAAGGTGGCGTTCTGATGGTAGAGGCAATAAAAAAAGCACAGGCAGCAGCAAGAAAAGCACAGGAAAAACTTTATGATGGTATTTGCACGATTACGGAGTACAAAAAAGTTAAAGACGAAAAAACAAAGTTGTGCAGCATGAAAGAGGTTGTCGCACTAGAATACCAACCATGCAGAATATCATTTTCAAAGATTTCGCAAGTTGTACAAAATGAAGCAGCAGCAAGCACCACACAAGGCATTAAATTATTTCTATCATCTGATGTAACTATTCAACCTGGTTCCAAAATAACGGTTACTCAAAATGGTGTAACAACAGATTATATAAGCAGTGGTGTTCCTGCCGTTTACGCAACACACCAAGAGATTATGCTTGAATTATTTGAAAGGTGGGCTTGATATGGGTAGAATGGGTAGCTTTGATACTTCACAATTGCGTAAACTGCAAGAAAACCTGAACAAGCTACAAAGTGAAAATGTAAATACTTTTTGCGAACAGTGTGCAAAGGAACTTGCTGCACGCTTATTAGCAAAGGTAATTAAAAGAACACCAGTCGGAGATTATGACAGATATTGGACAGATACAGATGGAACCAGACTTGTTGATGAAAAAGGAAAGGAAATAGTACTTCATAAATCCAGCAAAAAAGGTGGAACATTAAGAAGAGGCTGGACTGCTCAAAAAAGTTCAGGTTCCGATGGACTAAAGACAAGAGGGGCATCACAATTTGTTGATACATTGAAAGTACAACATTTTGGTGATACTTATGTCATTGAAATAATCAATCCAGTTGAGTACGCTTCCTATGTAGAGTATGGACATAGAACAGCTAATCACAGCGGTTGGGTTCCAGGGCAATTCATGATGACTATATCTGAGCAAGAAATTCAAACGATCGCACCGCGGTTATTAGAAAAGAAAATTAAAAAATTCTTAGGGGGTGCTTTCCAATGATAAACGCAATAATTGCAGGAATAAGCAACACATTAGATGCAGCCTATGGTTATGAAATATATGGAGAAGAAATAAAGCAGGGTTTGAAAGAACCTTGCTTTTTTCTTAGATGTATAAATCCAACCAGCTCTTTGTTTTTGGGGAAACGGTATTTCAGAAAGAATAATTTTGTTATTCAATATTTCCCTAAATCAAAATACGAACAAAACGCTGAATGCTATGAAATGGCAGAAGGATTGATGCAGCGCTTGGAAGTTATACCAGTGTTAGATGCTACTATTCGCGGCACTGAAATGAAGTATGAAGTAATAGATGGGGTACTGAACTTCTTTGTAAACTATGACTGTTTTGTTTACAAGGTAGATAAAAAAGTTCCTATGGAAACCATGCAGTCACACAAAACGAATGTGAAAGGATAGGTGATTAGATTGGGTACTGTAAAGAAAGAAGATACAACAAAATCTGTATCTTTTACAAAAGAACAGATTCTTTCGGCGGCAAAGTTTGCTAATCGTAGAGATTTGTTATCACAGATTTTAAATGATGATAAGACATACACGATTGAAGATGTTGAAAATGCAATCAACAACGAAATGGGAAGGAAGGTGTAGAAAATGGCATTAGGTGGCGGAACTTGGGTAACTCAAAACAAGGTGTTACCTGGTTATTACAGTAATTTTATTTCACTTGCAAATGCGTCTGCAAAACTCTCTGACCGTGGTTTTTGTACAATACCGCTTGTATTGGATTGGGGAAAAGATAATGAAGTATTTGCAGTTACAAATGAGGACTTTCAGAAAAATTCAAGAAAAATCTTTGGGTATGACTATACAGACGATGCATTGAAAGGATTGCGAGACCTTTTCAAAAACGCACAAACGTTATATGCGTACCGCCTGAACAGTGATGGTGATAAAGCAAACAATACATATGCAACTGCACAATGTACCGGAAAACGTGGTAATGATTTAAAAATTGCTATTCAAGTGAATATTGATGATGCTAGTCAGTTTGATGTTATTACATATCTTGGGACTTCTAAGGTAGATATACAAACGGTTGCACAGGTAAAAGAACTTGAAGCAAATGATTTTGTTACCTTTAAGGACAATTTTACGCTTGAAGCTGTGGCAGCAACTCCATTAGCAGGGGGTACAAGCTCTGAAATAACAACACAATCTTATCAAAATTATTTTGATAAGATTGAAAGCTATTCCTATAACACAATGGGGATTGTTACTACAGATGCAACTATTAAAGGATTGGCAGTATCATTCAACAAGCGTTTGCGTGATGAAGTCGGTGCTAAGTTCCAGCTTGTAATTTATGATTACAAGAAAGCAGATTATATGGGTGTGATTAGTGTGGAAAACAAGTGTCTTGACGGAATGCACAAGAAAGATAACCAAACTATGGTTTACCCTGATGAAGCAGCTGCAGTTTATTGGACAACTGGTGCAGAATGTGCATGTGCAGTCAACGCATCTTGCCAGAACAAAGCTTATGATGGCGAGTATATGATTGATACGGAATACACGCAGACAGAATTGAAACAGCTTCTTAAAAGTGGTGGATTTGTTTTTCATTCTGATAATGGAACGGTAAAGATACTTGATGATATTAACACAATGGTTACAACAACAGTAGATCAGGGTGATGTGTTTAAGGATAATCAAACAATCCGAGTTATCGATCAGATTGCAAATGATGATGCGGTTGTCTTTAATACAAAGTATTTAGGTATTGTTCCAAATGACGCGGCTGGAAGAACAGCGCTATGGTCTGATTTTGTAAAAATTCGTAAAGAGCTGCAGAGAATTAGAGCCATTCAGAATTTTGATGAAACCGATGTTACAGTTTCACAAGGGGATACAAAGAAATCCGTACTTGTAAATAACACAATAGAAGTAGTGAATGCGATGGGACAGTGTTATATGACAACTGTAGTTGCGTAGAAAGGAAGGTGAGAGTAAATGCCTGATGAAACAAAACAGAATGCAGTAATGCTTGCAAAAGATACCATATCTGCTTCATTGGCAGAATGCTATATTACGATTGGTAACAGAAGATACAACTTTATGCAAGCAATCAATCTTGAAGCAAAATTTGAAAAAACAAAAACAGAGGTGCCTATTTTAGGAAAAACCGGAAAAGGAAACAAAGCAACAGGATGGAAAGGAACAGGTTCAGCCACATTCCATTACAACACCAGTATTTTCCGCAAGATGATGTTAGATTATAAAAACACTGGTACAGACACTTATTTTGATATGCAAATTATCAATGAGGACCCTACAAGTGCAGCAGGAAAACAGGAAATCATGTTGTTGGATTGCAACATCGATGGCGGTATTCTGGCGAAATTTGATGCAGATAGTGAATATCTGGATGAAGATATGGATTTCACGTTTGAAGACTTTAGTATGCCTACCGAGTTTACTAAACTTTCTGGCTTTGCAATGGCAACACAATCAAGCGATTAACAAATTACCCCTTGTGGCTTTCATATAAAGCCATATAGGGGTTTTATTGTATAAGTTGATAATAGAAAGGATGAAATAAAAATGTCTAATTTTAGCAGATTTATGAAACAAAATAAAGTGATTAAGAAAAATGAAAAATTTGCCCCTACCAAATCATTGACAGATGAAAACGGAAATGCTTTGGAATGGGAATTTCAACATATTACTTCAAAACAGAATGAAGATATGAGAGAACGTAACACCTATGATGTGCCAATCAAGGGCAAACCTAATATGTTTCGTCCAAAACTTAATGCAACAAAGTATATTGCAGATATGATTGTAGCATCAACTGTTGTGCCGGATCTTTATGATAAAGAATTGCAGGATAGTTATGGCGTTAAGACACCAAATGACTTGGTGTTTGCATTAGTGGATGATCCAGGCGAATATTCTGACTTTTGTACTTGGATGCAAGAGTTTCAAGGGTTTACTGAAACTCTCGATGATAAGGTGGACGAAGCAAAAAACTAATAAACGAAGGGGATTGGGACGCAAACTATGCTTACTATGCCCTTCATAAATTACACATTCGACCTACTGAATGGGTGAATATGGAAGAAAATGAAAAAGCTTTTATTGTTGCAGCCATTCAGATAAAAACAGAAGCAGAAAAGAAAGAAAGAAAAAAAGCAGAAAGAGAAGCAAGAAAAAGAAAGTAGGTGGTTACGTTTGGCTTCAATTCAAACAGGGATTCAATTGGCGGATAATTTTACAGCACCGCTCATGCATATTATCAGTTCGGTAAATATGGCAGTATCACATATGGAAGAATTGAACAATACAATGAATGCGAACGTGGACACGGCTTCTTATGAAGGAATACACTCCGAACTTAGTCAGGCAAGAGCAGCTGCTACAAATTTAAGTCAAGAATTATCGAATATCAATACACCTGCGGCAACCGCCGCCAGATCGGTTTCACAGATTGGAAATGAAATTCAGGAAAACACGCAAAATCAGCAACGCTTCAATCAAGGACTTCAATCTGGAGTTACGAGTGCAAAAACATTTGTGGGTGCGATTGCTGGGTTGTCTGTTGTACGTTCTGTGATAAGCACTATAACGGGTCAATTAGATGCTGCTATGAACAGAATGGATACAATGTCTAATTACAGCAGAGCAATGACAGCTATAAGCGGAGATGCTGATGTGGCGGGGGACGCCCGCCGTAAAGTGA